GTATTCCGCACGATGTCTGCGGCAATGTTCTTCAGCGTAGTTTGGTGATACGCTACGATCTTTGCCTTGTCTGGAGACTTTGCTCCCCAGAGGGCCTTCATCTGTATCTGATAGGCTTTATCGGCCTTCAGCGTAGAGTACAGACGGTCCTTGATCCCGTTGCCAAGGTCAACTTTTGTCTCGCGTGGGAAATCCTTGAAGAAAGGCATAGCCAAGAAAGGCTTCAGTGCTGCACCTAAAGTGGTGTTGTTGAATGTTTCGCACTCGGTGGCAATTCCCTCTTCAAATACTTTGGTCTTCTCTGCGGCTGCGGTTGTCTTTTCTTGTTCGAAGGCTTCTTTGTCTGCCAGGAACTTTTTATGTTCTGGCGTAACTTCAGGAACTTTCTTACGGTTGGCTTCATCGGTTTCCATGCCTTTGTACCAATCCGTCATGACCTTGGTAATGGCTTGGATCATCTTCACATTGGGCGCTGGCTTGCCTTCGGCATCCTTCTCACCCAGTGCCGCGTTCAGTTGCTCTAACTTGACGTTCAACCCAGACTCTTGAAGTCCGTTTACGAAGTGTGGCATGATCTGAGCGTAATAGTCCTTCTCATTCACTTCTTTCAGGTGACCAAGGAAGTTTCCTACGACTTTACCATAGGCATCTTCTTTGCCCTGGGCCTTCATGTCTTCGTATACGTTCTTTGATAGTTGTGGGTCTCCTGCGTACAGAAGTTCGTCTGAGCCCTTTACAGCCTCCATGGCTTCTTGGCTCTTTTGATAGCCTTCTTCGCCACCAATAGCTTCAATGAACGCCTTGGCTGCTTTCATTTCCTCGACACCCTTGGGGAACACTGTTTTAGCAGCGCTCCACCGCTCATACGCACCATGCAGTTCTTTCACTACATTTGCGTTGGCGGGTGAGGCGTCACGCAGACCCTTTAGGGCCTTGCGTACGTTCTGCGGTGTAGCCTCGGTGTCAATTGCTTTATCGGACTCAGCCTTTACTGCGGCTGACTTGAATGCTGTTTGCTCTTCTGCGGACTTCTCTGTGCCATCCGCATTGTGGGTTTCTGTTTCGGTACCTGCAGCGGGAGTCTCAACTTCCGTTGTCTGAGTTTCGGTGCCTTCAACGGGAGTCTCAACTTCCGTTGCCTGAGTTTCTACTTCTGCTGCCGCTGAGTCTAGGCTAGCGAAGTCGATCATTGCTTCTGACATTTTTGAGTCCTTCTAGTTCTGAGTTTTCTGAGTCTGATATTTCTCGATGTAGTCTGCTGCTTTACGGAGCAATTCTGGACTGTCTTTTAGATACCCTATAGCTCTGTTGCATGAACCACAAAGTAAACCTCTAGGATTCGGAGGCTCTACATGCTCATGATCAGCGGAAAGTTTTCTATCCACTTCTTCCTTGTCACATATAGCACACAACCCGTGTTGTTCTTCAAACTTTACATCGTAGGATTCCTGAGTCCAACCCGCTGCTACTAACCTACGAGCATGTGTTACAAGTATAACTTTTTCTGAGTTTTCTTTGTACCAATCTGCTGATTTCTTTTTCTGCTCTGCTTTGTGTGTGCGACGGTATTCTGCTTGTGCAGCCCGTGCAACTTCTGTGTTTCGATAGCACTGCATGCACAGTCCGTGACCGTAATGTTTACGCTCTGGGTGACATACACAGTCTTGTTTATATCCTCTTGCCATTTTATCTCCTATCAAGATCGAGAGGGAGGTGTGATAGGCACCTCCCAACTCTAACCCAAAGCCGCTAAGCCTTGAGATGTCTTACTTCTGCGGTTGCTCTAAGGCGTGGGGTATAGCCTTTTTAGCCACAGCGTCGTTCAGTTGTGTAGCTGAGTGTTGAGTGAACATATCAGGAGTAGCATTGATTTGGGCCTTTGCTAAAGCCTGCACTGCCACAGGAGGTGGCATTTTGCTCACATCTATGCTTATTGACTCAGAAGGTGGTTTATTCTGAGGAAGTTGGTTCGCCGCAGCAATTTTCTTAGCCATAGCGACGTGCTCGGTCCAGTGAAGCTTCAAGTTGGCAAAACATGCCTGTTGATCTGGAGCTCCAAATCTCAGCTTCTGCCCTTCAATCGAGTTCATTTTTTCAAAGCATTCCGACGCCTCTACGGCGTGATTTTCGCTTTCGTCTTGTGCTACCTGAACACTGCTGACTTGAGGCGGTACTGATTGCATCGCCTGTTTCAACTGCTCAACCATAGACCCTGCCTGTGGAGGAATCATTTGTCCTGTAGCCTGTGCGTTCTGCATACCTTCATTAGCCTGATCCAACGCATCCTTCATTTTAAGGAACGCTGGGTTGTCTTGTGGAGGTTGCCGCAACAGCATCTCGAATTCATTCTGCTGTTTTGTAACTGACGAAGCCCCTGGCACCTTGTAGTTCTTCATGCGCAGTGCGCTTGCAGTCTCAGCCAAATTGGATGGACTGAATACCCATTGTGCAAAAGGTGTGGCTGGGGCAGTAATGGCCTTGTCGATCATACCTACTATCTTCACTGCTTTTTGTTCTTCAGTTTCTGGGATAGATGGGTTGCTTTCTGCGTAGCATAGAACATTACCACCAAGTAGATTGGCAGTATTGACTCTTATGTTTCCGTGTCCAGGGACATTCTGCGATAATTCTTTACCATCACGGCACTCTGCAGCGCATTTCACGGCCTGCCCTGCAGCGAGTGCGAATAAGTCCTGAATGTTATTCCATGGACAGCCCACACGCTGTAACGCTTGATCGCGCTGAATGACTGCGTTGCCTACTGTGTTCTCACCTGTAGCGTTGCCGAACAGGGAAGGCAGTGCACCCGAGATTTCCTCGGATAGAGTCGTGATAAACCATTTTATAAAGTCAGGCAGCGCAGGTTGATGCTGCGGAGTCGGCTCTACCATCATGTACTGTTCCATTGTTGTAAGCCCAGGTTGAGGCTGGAACGGCCCTATGCTTCCGGGCATATTGGGCTCACTTTTGATCTTATCCATGTCGAACGCTTCGGCGTTCATCCACTTCTTAGGGATGGTGCGCTTGAAGAAATCATCCAGAAGATCAACCCAATCGTTGATGCGCTTCTGAACTGAGATTAGGGCTGTGCCCATCGCTCTGCGGTTCTGACCTTTGCCTGCTGTCGGGTGTCCGATGGCGATGTGGTCATCCATCTTCTCGTTGCGAGAAAAAGCATACTCTTGTCCTGCGCGAGCCAGTAGCACTCCGTCTGGGAATGCCTCTAGCAACTCTGCTTTGACTTCATCGCTAACGGCTTGGTCAAGGAACATTGAAGGTCGCATCCATGTGAACTTCACAGTGGTATGGCGACTCAATGAGTCTCCTGTCACGTACGCACCGAGTACTGCTTGGCGTACGTTTTCTCTAGCTATGCGATCAAGTTGTGTTGACGATTGTCCGTCAGTGCCGGGATTGATCTTGCTGGCAATCCACGGGAACATGCCGCGAACTAAAGCTACATCATAGTCCAGCATCAACTGTACGAATGTCATTTCGGATACGTTATCAACGGAGATGGGAACCTTATGGTCCAGTTTCCCGTGAGCCGTGGTAACTTCCATGCCAAGAGGTTTCTTAGAGTTGTTTCCGACACCTGCTGAATTCAGCAGACCGTCGATGTCTCCTCCACTTTCGGACTCAGATTCAGTGACTTGTAAAAAATCCTCTTGTCCTTCTTGTCCAGTGGGGGTTCTATCGGGAGGGTTAAGTTCGTCCTCGGGTACAGTGGGAGTTCCTTGGTTTTCCTCGAATCCATACTTCTGACCGTCGAGGTTGTAACGTGTCCACAAAAGGGCGCGATCTTCATTCCAGAAAATTCTAGCGCACTGAACTAAAAGTTCATGAAGGTTGTTGTTCCGTGCCCAGATGTCTTTGAAACGGTCAGCCTCTTCGGCTGCAATCTTATCTGGTCCCCACTCAGGGTTGCATGGGACAAACTCTACCTTTGGCACTTCGCGTGACAGCGCAGAGACGATTATGTCTCCCTTAGGGCCGTACACGTTCGTGTCATAAATACTGTTGTGGTTTCGTTCGTTGGCTTTCTTTCCCTGTCCACCACCGGGGAGTTCCCAGCCTCCGCGTTTTCCACGCAGCAAGTGCTGGTATCCTCTCTCGAAGTGTAGCGCTTCCCATGCCTGCTCAACTTCAAGCCTTCTGGCGGCTACATCGGCTTTTGTGCAGATGTCATCAAGGGTAATCAACGTGCCACGTGCCTTATCGCTTAACTCCGCAAAGGGTTCTGGGCTGTAAGGAAAACTCGCATAAACCCCTAGAGGGCTGTCATTAGGAGACTCTGGTTGGTCGCCTTGCTTGTTAGAGCCTTCAGCCTCTACTCCTGTTGCTTCTGACACTACGTCTGGCATTGTTTATCTCCCGCCTGTAATCCATTGTCTTTGCTCCCTTGCTTGAATTACAGGGACCACAGAGAGGTTGGATATTGCTAATATCGCTGGTTCCACCTTTGGAAACAGGAACCACATGGTCTGGTGTCAATTTCTTTTTCTTACCGCAGCACAAACATTTATTGTGATACTTGTCACAAAGTGCAACCCATTGCTCATAAGTATAGGCACCGCCTGATTTGGCTTTAGCTGTGCGTCTTTTCTGAAGGATAGCAGAAACCTTTTCTGGGTTTTCTCTTTTCCATCTAGCAAGATTTTCTTTAACCAATTCAGTATTATCTGCCCTAAACTTTGCGCTGTACGCTAAAGCTGCTTCTCGGTTATTCTCGTAGTATGCCTTGCGGTTAGCCTTTACTTTGTCTGGGTTTTTCTTAGCCCACTTTGTATAAGAAGCACGAGACTTATTCCTATTTATTTTCTTCCACTCTCTACTTTGCAAAAGACTTTTTTCTTTATTAGCTATGTAGTATGCGTGGCGCTCTTCTTTTGTCTTGTATGGCATTGTGTCCCTCCAAGGACGACTCAAGGAGGGTGTTGGAGCACCCTCCGAGTCTAGCCCACGCTGATCAAGGCGTGAGATGCTTCTAATGTTTCATGGCCGCAAATCCGGCAGCGGATGCCTTCATTCTCTTAACGTGTTCGCTGTCACCAGCTTTTGGTTCCTTCTGGGATGCGCTTAACTTCTGTCCTTCGGGAACTCCTAGTGCGCGATGGAGTCCGCCCTTGTTCACATTGAAGGAGCCGTGTGAACCTAAGTCCACTTTGTGACTCTTGTGCCCGATTGCCATTTAGTAAACTCCCTTGCCATTGTTCTTGTGCTGTCCCGTAGCAGAGGAATTGCTTCCCTTGCGAATTCCCATAGTCACTCGCTTGAACGAGGTAGGATTCTGATCCTTCGCAGACAATGGAGGTTGCTGCGGTGATGCGTCCAACCTGGTTCTTCGTCCAATTCCTACGCTCATATTACTTCCCTTTGGCGCACGGTGCGCCCATGACTTCTGCCATGTAATCTTGTTTCCCTGTGTTCTTTGTGTTCTTAGATGGTTCAGGCAACTTTGACTTTGGTCTTTTTCCAAGCCCTATCATGCTGCCCTCATGCTTCCTTTTACTAGTTGCCCACCAGAATCAATCCTAGGCTTCTTCTTACGTGGCGCTGGCGTAGGGGCTTCCCCTTGTAGCCACGACGGTAACGGAGTAGAGTTCATCGAAGCAGTCTCCGCAGGTACTGCTGGTTTCTTCTTTGGAGCACCAATGCCAATCATAAGTTCTTCTCCCAGAATTTGCAATACGCGACCGCATGTACTTTCACATCGCCATTTTCAAGACGTGGCAACTTCGACAATTCCTTCATCTTCGGCCCATTACACCCGTTCTCTGCTTTCACAAAGTGCTCGCAGTTGAAGCAATGCTCCGAACTGCCGGGGTGATGCGACTGGTACCCAGTCTTAGGTTCCTTCAGGATTGAAAATGCAAACTTACCCATTTTTCTTCCTCCCAAAACCTGGGGCCTTTTTCTTCTTCTCTGGCAGAGTTTTAAAATCGGTGGCGCTAGACCACTCAGCCAGCTTGCTCTTCCCGCCTACCTTCTCGGGATGAGCGTACAAAAATCTTTGTTGCGCCTTTGACTCGAACGGCATGCTAACTCCTTAGACTAAGTTTGGCATGGCAAAGCCATCAGATTCTGACGGTGCGCCTTGCTGTCCTTGATCTTTGTGGTTGAAGCCAATCTTCTCTTCGTTGCCTTCTTTGCCAGCAGGTGGAACACCAGCAAGATCGCTCGCTTCTTTGTGCGCGTCCGCTGCGTTCTCGTGTACGTTCGTGTGCATGTGACCATCTTTGTGATGACTCGTCACAGTGTGGCGTCCAGACTTCTCGTCGTGATGAACAACAACCTTGTGGGCAGGGCCGTGCTCTGCGACCACGGGGTGCTGCTCACCTTCATGCTCTTCTTTTCCGTTCTCTTCGTTCATCTCTCCGTTATGCTCGTCGCCCTCGTTCGCTTCGACGCCCTCATGCGCACCTTCGTGTTCACCAGCTTCAAACTCTGGGGATTCAGACGCTTCATGCTCAGGTGACTCTTTTGGTCCACCTTCGGAATGCATGCCATCAGGGGTGTGATCCTGATCATGCTTACGGCCAGCGAAGATACTGCCAAACTTTTTACCACTTTTAGATGTGTACATTTTGCTCCTCTTCGGCGTGGCCGATTTATAGAACTTTCTTCAACCGTTCAATGACGGCTGCTTTGGTTTTCTCAACGTAATCTTTGCACTCGCACATTGAGGGTGGTACCCAACCTTTGCGCTCCGATAGTGAAGGCTCATGGTCGTACTGGCAACTGATCTTATACCCGTTTTCCACAACGCAGATTGCGACGTGGCATAATTCGCCAAGTTTCTCTTCTTTGTCTTCTGCCATGCTTACACCTTGGCGGCGGTTGCCGCTTCCTCTGCTAATTCGGCTTCAATGCGTGCGTCGTGCTCTTCTTGCTCTGCTTGCCACGCAGTTTTCACCTTGGGTGATGTGAAGCTGGCGAAGCTGGGCTTCTCTGCACGTTTTCTCGTGGGGTCAATACCTACACGGGCATTAATGTTTTGCTCGTACATTCCGACCTTGGCTTGCAACAGTGCTTTCTCTGCACGGAGGTCCGCAATAACTTCATTCATATCCTGACGCAACTGTTGGTTCTCCATTTGCAAACGAAGAATCTCAGTCTGCATTACTTCTGCAAGGCGTGAGCCAAGCAAATCGCGTAGGAACTGACGTATGCTTTTACCTGTCATTCTGAGTCCTCCATTTTAATAAGCCTTCCCATAGAGTCCCTTTTACGATGCTTCACAAGCTCTTTTCTTAACAGAACCGTACTAGGGGCTTGTTTGGCTCCTAGATGTCCTTTTCGATTGGCTTCTATTTGTTCTAGGGTTGCTTTCTTACCTTTGTTCCACGCGGTTCTACCTTTTCCCCGCTCACTCATTTTTCTTCGTGATGCTTCTGAGTGTTTAAACCCCAAATGCATAGGCGGCATATTTTTAAGTCTTTGCCTACCTTTTTCTCGTGTTCTTTCGGACACTATACGGGAAGACATCGCTTTACTTATTCTATCCCGAGCATCTTTTGACATGTTTCTGGTGCCTTCTCCACCATCAGTGAAGTTCCTAAGGCATCCCAATCCTAAATCTTTGCGCCCGTAATACCATATCAGGGCTATTTCGTTTTCAATTGCTTCGTCTTCGTCCTTGGCTATGTAGAAAATAATTCTTCCTAAAGGTGGTGCAACTCCAATCCTGTGCCGAGCATATGCTCTATCCTTTTTTCCTTTTCCAACATAGTAAGGTGTTCCATCTTCTCGCAGCCACATATATGTATAGAACATTTTGTCTCCTATCAAGATCGAGCGGGAGGTGTGATAGGCACCTCCCAACTCTAACGCTGGGTAATTAGTCCAACGATGTCTTATTGATTTTCATACTTGGATTGCCAAACTGGTTGCTCAGTTTGTTTAAACGAAGACGTGTGACTCTCTGCTTCTGCATCCAACTTCATGCGAAGGAAGTGGGCAGCTAGTGGGTCAGTCTTTTTCAACATTGCGACTCGTTCTGCTTCGATCTGTGCTTCAGGTTTCTTCTTTGCTCCAAGGTGTCCGTACAGTCCATATCGGAAGCCATCGTAACAATCATCGCCTTTGGCATCGACCTTCAGCACATCGTCCATCACTTTAGGGTCGCGCATCAACGACGGGATTGCAAGGATTATCTCCCTGCAAGTGTCGAGGATTACAATTTCGCCCTTCTTGATGCAGTTATACATCAGCGATGCAGAACCAATGCGGTCCTGTGTCGCTCGTGTAACTGGCGGTAAGCCCACAAGTTTCAATGCTCGTGAGTACTCATTCGCAGGTGTGCGTTCGTCCATCTGTCTGTTGAACTTTTCGTGAGAAAAGTAAATTGCTTTGAGTGCGATTGGTTTTCCGTTTGGCAAGTGTGCTTTTGCTTTGATGATCGAGGCCAACTCGTCCATCGTCTTGCCGCCCGTTACAACAATCTCTTGAAAGCAAACAGTCTTGAGTCTGTAGTTGTCTCCAACTGAGTCCTTAACCAGCGCCTTCGTAAACAAATACGTGGCGTTGGCGTGCTGCATGCCCCAGTCTTCTCCGGCCCAGCACGGTTGCCAGTCTTGCCAGATGATAGCCTCGGGGTCTTCTCGTAAATTTATTACGTGGTACGAAGGGTCGAAGCAGTCGAAGTACTGTCCTTCTGCTACACCGTCATACCCGTATAGAACTTTGTCCCGCTTCGCCTTCGGCATTGACATCAAACGTGTAACGATGCCAGGGTCACGTGCGAGCAGTTCTGGGTTATCAAAAACTGTCGAGCGTTGGTAGGCGTACTCGTCTGGGTCGTAAATCTTGCTCCACTCCCCAGATTCCTTAGTCCACCATGTTCCATCCACGGGATCGCGCTTGGCTTCCTCGCCTGGATTCCATGGTTCCTTCTGAACAAACAGCGTGCGGTAGTATTCATAGTGTGGACCCAACGGGTTCGTACACCCTACGATGGTTGGTATCGGGAGATTGTTGTGATCGTCCCGTTGGCAAGCTGGGTTGACGATGTTACGTTGGAACAGCATCATCCATGCATCCGGCGAGAACTGACCACATTCATCAACCAGAATAGCGGGGTAAGCCTGCCCTAGGTACTGCTCGATGTCTCGGTCTTTATTGTTCTGGCAGTGTCCGAAGACTACACGTGATCCATTTGTTAATGTAGCAACGTGCTTCGTGGAGTCGTAGGTGTATAGTTCCTTCGGCATGAAGGTGCGAAAATCTGCAATGGCTCCGTTCTCCAGTTCTTTAAAATTTCTTCTCAGAACTAGAAGGTTGCACCCTTCCCACTGCAAGCAGTAGTGCATCACAAAGAACATCAGCCATCCGCAAGTTTTACCTGAACGGATACCCCCAGTGCTGAGACACTGGCCTGCGGCGGGTTGCAGGTAGACTTTGCCATTACGCATGACGTTCCGCATCAACTCCGTCTGCTTCGGCTGGAATCTGAATATCTTGTCGAAATTCAGTGTTCCATCTGTGTTTAAATATGGCTTTGTCTCTACTGCATCTACGATTTTTCTTCGGGGCACTGAGTTGCCTCTATTTCTTTTTCTCGTTCGTGACTACACCTAGTACCTCTGCAAAGGATGGCTGCTTGGGTTTTACAACCGCTTGATCTGCATCCACAACTTTGGGGTTCATTAAGTCTGGTGACACCACGATGATTGTCTTCACAGGCTGAGTCGTAATCCTGTCTAAGTCTTGCTCTGATGACGCTTCTTTGCCCAGCGCACGTCTCATCACAATCTCGTACGCCTTCACCACCGCCATTGCTAACTTGGGGTCCGAGGTTTCGAGTTGCGAGATACGTAGGATGTTTCTAAAAGATACTTCGTGTTCTGTCATGCCCTCTTTATCTTTGTTGGGGCCATACAGAATCTTTCTTTCCTTACGGGTAAACTCTATGGTAGGGATAAGGGGCTTTGACTTCTTTACGAAGGTGCCCTTCTCGCTACGTATCATTTCCCTTAGTCCACCCTCTTTGGTTCTTACGATTACCAACGACGTGCCTTCAGGAGGGTTTTGTGGTAAAGGCTTAGGTTCTGAATCTGCCATTACTTTCCCCACTTTCTTAGATAAACTGCGGCAGCTTCACATAGTGTGGGACTTTCCTGTAGCATGCCTAGTGCTTGATTGCATGTACCGCAGAGAAGTTCTCTAGGAAGGTTTGTGAGGTGATCATGATCTGCATGTGGGGTTGCTTCAAAGGGTTTATTGCACAAAGCACAGCAGTTGTTCTGCTTCTCCCTAGTTTCCTCTACAGATTCTGGAGTCCATCCTAGTTTCTTCAACGCAGACTTGCGGGAGCGCTTTACTGATTTGGTACGAAATTCTGAATCGTTTTTGTAACGTTTCCTGCTTGCTTGCAATTGTTCTTCTTTGTTCTCAGAGTAATACTTCTTCATGTACTCTGAGTTTGGTTTACGCTTACCACGTTTTGCTTCATTCTTTAACTTCAAACACGCTATGCACGCCCCAATGTTATTCACATTGTCTGGCGTTCTTTCGTGTCCACGTTTGCAGTGTGTTTTCATTTTAACTCCTATATAGTTCGAACGGGGAGTGATATAGGCACTCCCCACTCTGCACTGGGTAATTAGTCCAGCGATTCTTTAAAGTTTCTTAAAAGAGTTCACCACACCGTCAAATACATACTCGGCCTTGGTGACACCGTACTTCAAAAACAATTGCTCGACATACGTTGTATATTCCTTCGATTTGGCTTCAGCAATCTTGCTCAGACGCTGTATCTCCATCTGGCTTTTAAGGAATTCCAACTCTGCATTGCGGAGCACGAGTTGCTCCTCTGCTTTAATCTCCACAATCGCAGCCTTGATCTTCTCTTCAACCTTCGCCACAACTGCTGCTGCAACAGTCTCTACCTTGGCTTCAACTGCTTTCACTTCACCTTCAATTACGGTTTCGATTGACATTCTGAGTCTCCTGAGTTTTTTTATTTGATGCCTAGAAAATCGTTAGACCTTTTAAGACGGCACCTTTCTTAAAAATCCCTCTATCCGAAATCCTTAGTCTCTGCTCTTCAAAAGCAGGTCCATGATCATCGCGCTTCTTTGTGGCTACATGGCACATCTCGTGTGCCAGTGTTGCGAGTATTGCGGTATTTCCGGGGTTCTTACTCTTGCTAATTATGATGGTGTACTCATGCCGGTAGTGATCTTCAGCAAATGCCTCTGGAGCATCACGTTTGTCCGATGTCCACGCAAAATACTTTTCCTCAAACTTTTCTATTTCCAATTCACTGAGCCATCGCACGCACACGTTGTTTGGCAGTTCGTTGTTGAAGAACTTTTTGTTAATCTTTCTGTACCACCGCTTCAAGCGCTTATCGGATTGCACTGCATTCTCCATGCTCGCCGCGCAGTCTGCGTTTTCGAGCGTAGAAACGTAGAAAGCCCCAACTCAGTTAAGAGTTGAGGCTTGGGTCCGTAGTTACTCACTACGGAGATGTATTTGAAATGTTCCTGTTACCAGCCATGTTCGTGCATGGGCTTACGTAGTTCTGAGGGACAGGTTGCTCCTCTATACAACGTTCCCGAACTCGTAAAGGAGCTACCTTGTGAGGATCGGGTGTCGCTGTGCGTTGATGTTGGCCTAGGTGCAACGCTTACACCCTATGCGGTTTCCGTACCCCGCGCCGTAGTCTGCGGCGGAAGCAGAGCGGACTGTGCATCTCGGGCAGGTTGCGCCTGACATGAAGCGTAGCTTATGCGCCTCTCCGAGTTGCTATGCGTCCACTAGGGACGACTTTCCGACAAGCCTGACCGAACGCGCTGTGCGTCAATCGTTATATGCCTCCCCTTCCAGTTAAGGGTTAGGGGAAGTCAGGAAACGTGTCGAAACTTTACTGCCTACTTCATTCAGCGAATGATGTCGCTGTGGAGTCCCAACGGCAGTTTAAATCTGAAAGGGTTTATGTATATGAGGCAGCACCTATGAGAACAAAATCTGTGGGGACTTCCATTCTCTCTGCATTCAATAGGCCCACCACACTGCTCACATACGCCTTTGAACATTTTCATCGGCTTTGCATGCAACTTGGTGTGTGCTGGTTTACTCATGCCTTCTAAGTTCTTAGGATTATTGTCTCTTTTATGTGTGTTCTCGTGATGCACAGTCTCAGGAAGATGACCGTTCTTTTTCCAAAACACTAAACGATGCTCATAGCAGTATCTTCCTCTGTACTTCTTACCCGGATAGTTCTCCGGTGCAACAACCAACGTGTATGGTCCGTTCTTCATTTGTCCCTCCAAGGACGACTCAAGGAGGGTGTTGGAGCACCCTCCGAGTCTAGCCCATAGCCGCTAAGCCATGAGATTTTATCTTGTCCAGTTAGGCTGGATCACCCCGATTAACTTGGTGGGTATTGCGAGGGGCGCGTACGGCGTAGTCCCAGCCCAATGCTGGGTGCATGCCTCATTCTCTGCCATCAACCCATAACTTTGGGAATTATATACTTGACTTCCGTGGGCCATAAATCAGCCCCATTGCTCGGCGAATGCGGCGGCAATGCCGGGGTAAGTGATTGAACGCCGTTGCTGTCGGGTAAGACCGTTTTTGATTCCAGGAGATTCATAATGCACCCTCGGTACTCTTCCATCGACGATATTAGACGGCTGCAAGAGTGGAAGACCTTTCAACCAAATACATGTTCCCTTGGTTTCGCCGTGCCCGAACTGCCAAGGCTGAATAATCTGGTCTGGCTTGCGCCAGTGGCTCGACATCAAGCCGATAGGGTTCTCGATAGCGATCTTTGGGATGTCGGCGTTGGCGAACAGCATGAACAGGTCTATCGCTTGTATCTGCTCTGCCTGCTTATCCTTCCACCATCGAGCACCGCTAACGGCGAGACGAGTGCAAGGCGGAAAAGCGATCATCATGTCCCACTGGTAGGTATAGGGCAGCAAAGCATCCCAAGCGTCACCTACGATATGGAACTGGCTCCCATCCGCTGCCGGGAGAATATCGAGGGACCAAGCATCATGTCCCCGCTCACGAAAAGCGCGTCTGACCGCGCCAGAAAACTCACACGCTATCAGGATTTTCAAGTTTCTTCTCTTTCCGCTTCCGTTTCTTGGCTGCTTTGCTCTTCGGTTTTGGCTTATAGGCCAGTACCACATCGGTTATCCTGTCCAACACTTCGGGCGCTTCTTTCATGCTGTCAGCCTCTTGTAAGTCAAACGCTGTCCGTCAACTGCGGAGATGAACGAGTCCAACCGGTCCAAGGTGTGATTGGCCACGTTTCCAGCGTTAAGCCGGAAGGTGACTTCATTGACGTACCGCGCAACGTGCTTGGCGCTAACGTGGTGCCAGGTGGAACGTGCTGATTGTACTCTTGCTCATGAGTTAAAGATACTTGAGTTCCCCACGGAAGTCAAGTATATAATTCCCATAACTTTTACAGGTGTCTTTACCGCGCAGTTCACACCTATTTACATGTCCCCAGTCCGAACTGGTCCGGCGATGCGCGACATGCTTGCAATTTGCGAGGGCGCTCTATCCAACTGAGCTACACTTCAGCGCCACGCCCGTCACTAGGACTGTCTGCTATGGCGGCGTTACGAAGCGACAGGATTCGAACCTGTGGCCTCCCTCATCCCTACCTTGGAAACTTACCTACCCGGTTAGCTCTTCTGTCCGGCGTCAGGCATCGGTTCTCCCGAGGCTTAAACTTTTCCAAACCTGTAATGGTTCTTCTTTGCTGCTTCGAGTTCTGCTACGCACTCGTATCGCACTTCCGCTGAGATGTACTGCGTGGCTGCGAACTCTATAAGGTCTGCCATGCGCTGGTCGAACTTTCCTGATTTTTCTGCATCCCTCAACTCAAAGAGGGGTTCATCCTGTGGGATGTCATCAGACATAAAATCCTTAGTGAGCGGCGCGACTCCGTTGGCTTTAGGAGCCGCGCACTGCTCAGGTGCATCTTTGTCGTGTGCGTGTCTTTGGTTGCGCTAGACTGATGCAAGATTAAAGGGAAGGGCTGGTGTGGCACGATCCCTGTCACCAACAACTGTTGGCGTGGGTTATAAAGTCGATGGGCGGCGCGTTTGTTTCCGCGCCATTCCGTTAGAAACTAAAGCCCAATGTCTAGCCGAGGTCTCACTACCCTGAAAGGAGAAGACAGGGGAGACCTCGGCGTTTGCTGCGGCGTTGCACCGCGACTGAGGAACTTTTGCCGAATTTCGGCTACAGATCAAGTGTACACCCTCCCACCACCGTTGTCAAGGGAAATCGTTCTCAACTTGAGACAGTTTCTCTCCATCGTGGAGAGAAACTATTTCTTTGCGGGGATGCTTTCGTTTCTAACATACATTTGTTTGCTATGACTTAGGAGAGGAAGGTATCTCGTAAGTCGCGTTTGCAAAGGACTTAACGACGGTTTGACACCTTGGGATTCCCATGCTATTCTAATCCTGTACCCCTCCCCGGAAGGTATAGGATATACATAGCAGGGGTATTACTATGGTAATGAGAGCCCATTTATATCAA